GTTTTACGGGATGCCTATCTTGGTTGAAAACAATAAGCCAAGATTATTGTATCACTTAAAAAACAGGGGCTACAGAGGTTTTTCAATTAACAGACCGGACAAACAGTTTGCTAAACTGACAAAGACTGAACGAGAGTTAGGCGGAATACCAAACTCATCTGAAGATGTCAAACAATCACACGCATCAGCTATTGAGTCTTACATTGAGAAATTCGTAGGCTTAGACTCAGAGGGCAAGTACAGGGAGTCAGACTTGATGGGCACGATGCCATTCACCAGAACACTTGAGGATTGGGCTAAGTTTGACATAAATGATAGAACTAAATTTGATGCCTGTATTAGCTCAGGGCTGGCTATCATGGCAAATCAAAAACACCTCTACATTCCTGAAAAAAAAGAATCGAAATTAATTATTAACTTCGCTAAATATAAGAACGAAGGGGTAACAAGTCAATTGGACAAATGAAGAATATAACAATCCAAATTAATTCAGTGTCTTTTCCTAGTCAAATAGCTACGGATGCTGAGAAGGCATCTGATACCTTTGGTTTACAAATAGGTCAAGCTATACAATATGAGTGGTTTCGTAAGGACGGAAACTCATGTAGGTACTACGGACAATGGCAAGATTTTAGAAGATTACGATTATACGCAAGAGGTGAGCAGCCAATTGGCAAATATAAAAACGAGTTAGCAATTGATGGAGACCTATCTTATTTAAATTTAGATTGGACTCCTGTTCCTATTATACCAAAGTTTATTGATGTAGTTGTCAATGGTATGTCTGACCGTTTATTCAAGGTTAAGGCATACGCTCAAGACGCTATGTCTCAAGCAAAGAGAAGCAAGTATCAGGACCTGATTGAGGGACAGATGATAGCAAAGCCTATACTTGAGATTATTCAAGAGGAGTCAGGTGCAAATCCTTTTATGATGGAGCCTGACCAGTTACCTCAAACAGATGATGAGCTATCACTTTTTATGCAGCTTAACTATAAGCCTGCAATTGAGATAGCTGAGGAAGAAGCCATCAACACAATCTTTGATGAGAATCATTACGATGACATCAGAAAAAGAATAGACTATGACTTAACTGTAATTGGAATTGGTATAGCTAAGCATGAGTTCCTTCAGGGGGCTGGTGTTAAGATTTCTTATGTGGACCCAGCAAATGTGGTTTACAGTTATACTGAAGACCCATACTTTAAAGATTGTTTTTATTGGGGAGAAATAAAGACCCTTCCTATTGGTGAGCTAATGAAGATTGACCAATCGCTCACGAATGAAGACTTACAACAAATAACGCAGTACAGTCAATCTTGGTATGACTACTATAATGTCGCTCAGTTTTATGAGAACAGTATGTTCTACAGAGACACCTGTACATTATTGTATTTCAATTACAAGACCACCAAAAAGATTGTCTATAAGAAAAAGAATTTTGAAGGCGGTGGCTCTAGAGTAATTGAGAAGGACGACACCTTTAATCCTCCGCCAGAAATGATGGAGGAAGGGACTTTCGAGAAGATTGAGAAGACCATTGACGTATGGTACGAAGGTATCATGGTAATGGGTACCAATATGTTGTTGCAATGGAGGATGTCTGAGAACATGGTTCGTCCTACTTCAGCATCGCAACACGCATTACCAAACTATGTGGCCTGTGCTCCTCGTATGTATAAGGGGGCTATTGAGTCATTGTGTAGAAGGATGATTCCTTTTGCGGATTTGATTCAAGTCACCCACCTAAAACTACAGCAGGTCATTGCACGTACTGTGCCTGATGGTGTATTCATTGATGCCGATGGTCTTAATGAGATTGACTTGGGAACAGGCAACGCCTACAATCCTGAGGATGCTCTACGACTATACTTCCAGACCGGTAGTGTTATTGGTCGTAGCTATACTCAAGACGGAGAGTTCAACAATGCACGAGTTCCTATTCAGCAGCTCACATCTAATTCAGGCTCTGCTAAAACGCAGATGTTGATTACCAACATGAACCACTACATTGATATGATTAGGTCTGTAACAGGACTTAATGAAGCAAGAGATGGCTCTATGCCTGACCCGAATTCTTTGGTTGGTCTACAGAAGTTGGCGGCCCTTAACTCGAACACAGCGACAAGACACATCCTTGATGGTTCTATCTATATGTTTAGGTCAATGTCAGAAGCATTGACATACAGAGTAGCTGACATATTAGAGTACTCTGACTTTGCAGATGAGTTTGCAAATCAAATAGGAAAGTATAACGTATCAATCCTTAATGAGATTAAGGACTTGTATATTTATGACTTTGGTATATTCATTGAGATTTCTCCTGATGAGGAGCAGAAGTCTCAGCTTGAAGCCAACATTCAAATAGCTTTGTCTAAGGGAGACATTAACCTTGAGGATGCAATTGATATTCGTGAGATTCGTAATTTGAAACTTGCCAATCAATTGCTAAAGCTGAAGAGAGTAAAAACTCAAGAGCGTGAGGAAAAGATGGCTATGCAAAAGCAGGCCATGATTGCTCAGCAACAAATGCAGTCCCAGCAGTTGGCAGCAGAAACAGCTATGAAGACCATAGAGATGGAAACGCAGGCTAAAATGCAAATCAAACAAGCTGAGGTGGCATTTGATATTGAGAAGGGCAAGAATGAGGCCATGCTTAAATCTCAGTTAATGAGAGAAGAGTTTAACTATACTCTTCAATTAAGAAGCATGGAAATTCAGGACTTCAATCAGCGGGACAAGATGAAGGAGGATGCTAAGGGTAAAAGAATTAGTCAGCAGAACACAGAGCAATCAAAATTAATTAATCAAAGAAAGAATAATCTTCCTCCTTTGAGTTTTGAATCAAACGAGGACAGTTTGGATGGCTTTGATTTGGCAGAATTTGAACCTCGATAAAATGTTAAAATAATTAATTAAGTTTGTAAAAATAAAATCTAATAAAATGGAAATCAAAGTAAGGTCACTAGACGTTATCGAGCCCAAAGGGGTAAGAGAGGTAGAGAATGAGTTGATTGAAAAGCATGAGGAGTCGCTGTTAAACAATGGCAATGACTTATCATCTGGTCAAAACATCCCTAATGAAGCAGTTCCTGCTGGGGTTGATTTAAAAGATGAGGACGTTCTTTCATACCTTGGTAAAAGATATAACAAGCAGATAAATTCTCTTGATGATTTGGTTTCGGAGCGTAGTAACGCAGAGCCCCTTCCTGATGATGTGTCTGCTTATTTGAAATATAAAAAAGAAACAGGCAGAGGCTTTGAGGATTTCTTGCAATTGAAGAAGGATTTCGATTCAATGAACCCAGAGCAGCTTCTTAAAGATTACCTTACCTCTACTCAAGAAGGATTAGACAGTGAGGATATTGAGGCTTTAATGGATGACTATTCATTTGATGAAGATTTAGATGATGAGTCTACCGTTAAGAAAGTTAAGATTGCTAGAAAAAAAATAATTGCTGAGGCCAAGAAATACTTTAACGCTCAGAAGGAAAAATATAACGTGCCACTTGAGTCAAGTTCGGCATTTGTTCCTAATGAAGAAAAAGAAATTTACGAAAGCTATAAGCAATATGTTAAAGAGGCGAAGACTATAGAGGAGGAAACTAATAGAAAGCGTAGATGGTTTGACCAAAAAACAGATGAGGTCTTTAGTAAAGATTTCAAGGGATTTGAGTTCAACATCAACGATAAGAAAATCATGTTTTCACCGGGAGATGCCAATGAGTTAAAAAACATTCAATCTACCCCACAGAATTTTATAAACAAATTCTTGGACGAAAGCGGAATGGTCAAAGACGCATCGGGATACCACAGGTCACTAGCCATGGCTATGAACCCTGAGAAGTTTGCCAAGTTCTTTTATGAGCAAGGATTGTCAGATGCTACTGACGATGTTACTCGTAAAATCAAGAACATAAACATGACGGAGCGTAGAGCTCCAGAGGTTGGCAAGTTTACAGGAGGAATGCAGGTGAAAGCGATAAACCCTGACTCAGGAAGAAATCTGAGAATTCGCAGCGCAAAAAAAATGTAAAAACTAAAAACTAAAAAACAATGGCAAGTGCATTATTAAACAACCCCACCTTCGCTCTACAGCCGAGTGCTGAGCAAGTGGCGTTGCAAACAAACTACATTACCAACTTCGATTTCTTGAACCAGTATCTACCTGATACCTACGAGAAAGAATTTGAGCGTTATGGTAATAGAACCATCGCTTCCTTCCTAAGAATGGTTGGAGCTGAGATGCCTTCTAACTCTGACCAGATTAAGTGGGCAGAACAAGGTCGTCTACACATTAAGTATACCTCTTGTACTTCAGCTGCTGCTGCTGCTTCTAATACAGCTACCTTTACAGTTGCTGACTCAGGTGTTACTTATATCGCAATTCGTGTTGGACAAACTTTAATGATTCAGAACAACTCTTCAGGGGTGTTCAACAAGGCAATCGTTACTGCTGTTCCTTCTGCAACTACTTTTACAGTTGCTTACTATGAGGCTGCAGGTCAAGCTTTCGCTGTATCTACTGCTTGTACTGTATTCATTTACGGTTCTGAGTTTAAGAAAGGTACTACTGGAATGGTTGGCTCTTTGGAATCTGAGGATGACATCTATTCTAACAACCCTATTATCATCAAAGATAAGTATGCGGTTAACGGTTCTGACATGGCTCAAATCGGTTGGATTGAAGTTACTACTGAGAACGGAGCAACTGGATATCTTTGGTATTTGAAATCTGAGCACGAGACTCGTCTTCGTTTCGAAGATTATCTTGAGACTGCAATGATTGAAGCTGTTCCTGCTGCTACCGCTTCAGGTGCTAAAGTTGCTGGAATGATGGGTTCTGAAGGTATCTTCTACGTTGTTAACGCAAGAGGTAACGTATGGGGTGGTGGAACTCCAACTACTCTTCCTGATTGGGATACTATCGTTTCTCGTCTTGACAAGCAAGGTGCTATCGAAGAGAACGTAGTATTTGTTAACCGTGGTCTTAGCTTCGACATCGACAATATGTTGGCTACCTTGAATGGATACAATGGAGGTAGTGCTGCAGGTGCTGCATCTTATGGTCTATTTGACAATGATGTTGACATGGCGTTAAACCTTGGATTCACAGGATTCCGTAGAGGTTATGACTTCTACAAGTCTGACTGGAAGTACTTGAACGACCCAACTATGCGGGGTGGTTTGGCTTCTGCTGC